GCTTTGTTGCTATCTGTGAAGGTTGCCGACGACACACCGGTCTCGCCGATAAGCAGCTTGCCTTTCCACAGGTACGAGCCGTTCTGGTACTGGAACAGCCCAAGGCGGTGGTAGCCGCTGTCGAGCAGCGTGAAGCCGGTGCGGGCCGCCGTGCTGTTCTTGGAATTGAACTCCTCGATCTCGGCAAACGTAGCTCCAGTGCCCGTGATCTTGATCTGGCATCGACCCTTGCGGACCGCGTCCACACCGAACGGGTTGCCCTTGCCGGGAACAGTCAGCAGGTTGGCCGCCCAGCCGGTGTAGGCCAGCGAATTGATGTTCGGCGAACCCACCTGCGTGGTCGTGATCTGATCCGGTCGGCCCATCGCAAAACAGCGCCAGCCTCCCAGATACCAGTCGTCCGAGCCTGACTGCGACACCCACCAGAAGGCGTTCTGCGCCGACCCGATCATCTGCCGTGCGCCGCCATTGGCCTCGGTGTCCATACCACCAGGGGCCCAGTAGTAGGCCCAGCACAGCACCGCATCGTCGGTGCCCAGCGTGAACGCGGTGTTGTTGGTCAACGCACCGCCCACACCGGTCTTCATCGTGGCCGATGTGCAGGCCGTGCCCTGAATGAAGTAGTCGGTTTCGCCAGACGCAAATGCGTTCAACTGCGTCCAGCCCGAGGCCGTCGGCTCCACCATGCCGTTGGTCTCGTTCTGCGTCAGTGTCGTGAGGTCGGTGGAGTAGTTAGCCATATCGGTACTCCCGCACCGTGTCAAGCAAGATGCGCTTGGCTTCCTCGCCAGTCATACCCTTCGGCAGCTTGGCCCACTGACCAGTGGCCACCACGGGTTTACCCTGATCCACGAAGTCGGTCAGCTCGTCCAGCGCCTTGGCACTGAGCTTGTCCAGCGGCCTACCATCCTTGAGCAGCACGGCGACCATCTTGGGGTAGACCTCGGTCAGGAAGCCAGCCTTGTCAGGACGCATATCCTCGCTCATGTGGCCCTGCAGCCACGCGCATTCGTACTGGCGGCAGGACTGCGGTCGCGTGTCATAGATGGTGCAGTTCGCTGCGCAGTTCTGACACGTCACCCGCTCGGGCTTCTTCAGCTCCGGCACGTAGGTCAGTGTGCAGCACAGTGTGCAAGAACCACAAGCGCGCGTCATGAGTACCCCAACGACGCCCGGTTGTCCCAGACGTTATCAAAGTTGTCGTCGCCATCCGCGTACTCGATGGCCAGAAGGCTGCCGGAAGACGTGATGCGTCGTATCTGCCACACCGGGGCACTCTGGGTGCTCCTCGGTGCAGCATTCCCGACGTACGTCACAGACGAAGAGGCTTCGTCAAGCAAGGTTATGAACCCGCCAGTGCCTACGCTGGTGGTCAGGCTCACACCCATAACTTACCCCAGCTTCGCGCGCAGCGTATCCAGAGATTTCTCGGCAGACGCGCGGCGCTTGTCGAGATCAGCAATCTCGGCTTCCATGACCTTCACACGCTCAGCGTGCGCAGCGTTGGCTGCGGCTAGCTTGGCTGCTACCTCAGCGTCCAGACCTTTGAGCGTCTGCTGTGATGCGGCTACGCGGGCCTCTACCTCCGCCAGCTTGCTCGCGGCCTTCGTGGCGGCGTCTTTTGCCTTAGCATCGGCGGCTTTGCGCATCTCGTCGATCTCTTTGACAACGGCGGCTTTGCGCTCGAGCATCTCAGTGACCTGCTCGTTGGCCACCTTGATGCGCGCGTCGGCTTCGTCGTAGGCTTTCTGGATTTCAGCCTTGGCTTTAGCCAGCTCTTTAGCCTGTGCAGCCAGCGCCCGATCCATATCGGTCTGCTTTGCGACCGCCTCGATCACAGCGGGGATGGCTTCAATGGCAGGGCCAAAAGTGTCTGCGAACTTGCGTAGTGCGGTGATGTCAACTGCCATATCAAACTCCCGGTGCGCCCGCTTGGATGAGGGTCATGGTTGCCGTTCCGCCGGTGTACGACGACACGCGCAAGCGCACCGCTGTGACCGGGAATGCGTAGTTGCCGTCCAGTGAAGCTGTCTTGGAAGACAGCCCAGAGTTCGGAAACCACGAGGCCGTGGCCGGGTCGAAGCTGGCGGCAAAGACGTCGTCAAAGGTGTGCTCAACCGTGTAGGTCAGTGTTGCCCCTGCGGACAGCACCACACCAACGCTTGCGTTGAACGGGGTTTGGTATTGATCCAGCGGGATAGGAGCAGACGATGTCGCTGACCCCACTGTTACTCGTACGGGGCGCATGTGTCAGCTCCTATTAAGCAGCGGCCACAGCGGTGCCAGCAGCAGAAATCCAGTTAGAGCCGTCGAACACAGCCAGCGTCGGGGCGCCTGCCAAGCCGTTGGACACGTAAATCACGGTGCCGGTGTCAGCGGTAGCAGGGACGGTTGCCACGGTGTAGGCGGGAACGGTGATTGCGCCCGCAAAACCATTGGTGGAATTGACAGGGCCGGAAAAGGTCGTTGCCATTTGAGTTTCCTCTCATGCGAGTTGCGCGTGTCTGTCTGCATGACGTCAGCCGGACCTGTCAGACACGCCGGAGATTCCGGGTTGAAGCATTATGTCATGGCGTAGCGAAACTGCCAACCTTTGTGTTCACCCTTGGTGATTGGGTTTCCGGACTTGAGTGCTCGATTCAGCGTAGGCATCTTCATGCCAAAAAATTGCAATGTCTCAGTCAGGCTATTGAACTCCATGCTACGTCCGTCTGCGTGAACCGCCAGCACGCGTTTTGACATCTTCAATCGCGACTCCTCGCTGTGATTTCGACCGAGCCAGTGCATGTGGCTTCGACCCGCCTCAATGTTCGCGCGAATCTTAGCTCGACCTTCTTCTGAAACCGTGCGGCCGGTGGCTTTTGGTTTGCCTCGCTGGGCGGCACCGATCTTGGCCTTTGTTTCGTCGCTGCGCTCTTTACCCAGCCAAGGCTTGACCGGGTTCGCCAGCTTGGTAGCGCTTATCTTGGCTTTTGTTTCGTCTGAGTGCGTCTTGCCCCGTCGTGGATGCTGCTCCGGGTTAGCCTCATAGAACGCCTTCAGCGACTCCGAGATTTCGCCTTTTTGCTTGTCAGAAATGGGCACGTTATAACGAGGATGCAAGAGGCCAAATCGACCACGCATAGGCGCTTCTGCACTGTGTCCAGCGTTGTAGCAGTATGGCTTGCCGAAGTGTTCGCGAAGCCAACGATCCTCGGCTGCAAAGAGTTGTTCGACGGACTCTACGACCTCAACCACCTCAAACTTGAAACAGTCCTCGCCGTATTTGTTCCATGCGGCTTGTAGGTGCTTGGCGTGATGGTTGCCCTTGCGCAGGCGACTGCGGTGTGTCCGAAAGCGCTCACGCGTGTCCGTGGTACTGCCGACATAGAACTTTTGGTTGACGACGTTGCGGATTTTGTAAATCACAGGCTGTTTCATTGAAATCTCCGGTATTTGGCTTAGGAGACTTAAATATAACACAATACACGCTGTGTGACAGGCACCCATGAAAAACCCCGCCGAAGCGGGGTTTCGTTGCCTAAGCTATTGATTTACAAGGATTTTCTTAGGCTGCACCGGGCGAACCAAACGCACCTAGCGGATCGCTGCACCCGAAAGAATACCGTTCGCGGGCCTTGTAGCGGCTGTTGCCGGTATCGAAATCAGCATCCATAGAGGTGCTCATCGGGCTACGGACAAAGTGCTTCAGACCGTTGGGAACGTCAGTGGTCAGGAACCAAGCGTTGTTGTCGGTCAGGAAGTTGTTGACAGTGTAGCCACCGGGGATAGCGCCGTTGGTCTTCAGCGCGTTGATGTCGTTGTCGGCAGTAGCCACGCGCAGCTCGGTTTCCAGCAGGCGGGTAGCAACGAATTGCAGTGCCGGCGGGATGATGAGCTTCTTGGGCTTGGCTGCGATCAGCAGACCACGCTCGTCGGTCCAAGCAGCGATCTGAATAACGGCGGCTTCCAGAGAAGTCTCGTTCAGATCAGCGCCAACGGTCGGGCGGTTGCTGTTGACACCACCGGACACCAGCGGGTGGTCGGTAGCAAACAGGACTTTGCCGTCGCCGTAGGTCGGGTTGCCAGTGCCAGTGAAACCCTTGTTCAGGATGTCAGCAGCTTTGACTTGCTTGGTGTACGCCATAGCGCGAGCCAGGGCCTTGGTGTAGCGAGCAGACAGGCTGTCGTACAGGTTGTCTTCAACCGCTTCTTCGGTGATCGAGAAGCCCATAGCGATGGTCTCATGCACGTAGCGTGCAGTCCATGCTTCTTGCGCGTTGTCGTACGCGATCGAAGAACCTTCGGCCTTGACCGGAGCCGTGCCGAAACCCGACAGCTTGGTTTCTTCCTCGAACGAGCGCTCGGAAGTCTCTTGTTCGTAGATTTCCTTGTGCTGCTCGGTGTAGCGCTTGTACTCCATGCCGAACAAAGCGTTCAGGCCGGGGAGGAGTTCCTTGAGTAGTTGACTGCGGGAAATAGCCATGATTCAGCTCCTTACAGGCCGACGTTGTTCATGTACGAGTGCGCCGACGGGTTGAACTTAACCAACACATCAGTGTACGCATCGCCCGGGGTGCTGGCGAAACCGACGATACGGAACGCGGCTGCTGCAGCCTGAACGGTAGCGTCCAGAGCAGAAGTCGAGTTGCCAGTACGGGTAGAGCCAGTGCTGGTGCTTTGAACAGCAGCAAAGAAGGTGTTGGTACCCAGATCAGCTTGGCCGACAGAGCCGTCGCACTGAGCTTGGAAGATCACGTTGGGATCGGTAACAACCTTGGCCTTCACAACACCAGTGGTGCCGGATGGATAGTATTGGCTGTGGATCACCTGACCTTGAGCGTTAACGTACTCGCAGCCGACGAACACGCCGATTGCGCCAACGCCAGAACCGCCGAGGTTGTTGGTGGTGATGTCAGCACCAGTGGCGGTCGAGATAGCCAGATAGCCGTCTGCGCCAATGATGACCACTTGGCCGTAGAAAATGTTGGTGGCTTCGCCAGCCGGGTCGATCAGAAATTCATCAGTCGCACCAGCGTAAGGCATACCATCAACGCGCTTGACGGGACGAAGCCCGTAGGGAGCAGCAGTAGATGCCATGTCAAATCTCCGAAATTAAGAGCCAGAACCGAAAGAGACTTTGGTACGACGCTCGTTGAAGAGCGGCATACGAGGGTCGTTCTCTCGCATGAAGTTGTTGTCCACAGACTTAAGCTGGGCATCAGCCTGACCGGTGTAGTAGGCATTGCGCTCTTCTACGAACTCGGTAGGTGTCTTGCACAGCATCAATCCACCGACAACCACGTTGTCCTTGAAGCGGTCATCCTCGCTACCGGCAATGAACACCTCGGGGTGGTCAGAAGCCTTCACGGGTTCCCAGCCTTCGCGGAGCTTTGAGGACACATTCATGGGGTCCGCGTTACCCATCGTGCTGACACGAATCCACCGGAATTCGTAACCGGGCTCCGCATTGGGAGTCGGCAGCAGTTCCGGTCGAACCCAGCTACGCTTGCGCGCAGTGGTATCACGGGTCGAAAGTTCACGAGATGTACGGGTCTCAGCCATTTTGTTTCCTCAACTCTTCAGCAACCTGTTTGGCGTAAATTTCCAGCGGAACACCTAACCGCTTTGCCAGTTGTACCTGCGACTGTGTGAGCACGATCTTTTTAGGTGCAGTGCTACGTGTTGCTGGTGCAACTACTGACTTCGATCTAGGCTTGGCCTCTGGTGCTTCCTCGAACTGGTCTGGGAAGACTTGTCGCATACGAGAATTGATCTTCTCGTAGTAATCGTCGCTTGTAGGGTCGACACCCTGACTAACCAATTTTTTGTGCAACCCCAATGCGAATGCGGTCATCTCTTCATCAGAGCCGAACCACTGATTCTCATTGCGCCAGTCTTCAGCCTTTTTATCGACTTGAACTGGTGCTGGAGCGGTATGTTGCTGTTGTACCGCATTTTGCTGCGGCTGTAAAGCTGG